CTTCATATCCCTGCTACGCCAGTCTTTTGCTGAAGCAAGCGCTTTTTCATGTTGTTCTGCAGTAAGTTTTGGTTGAACAGTGTGAGCCCATTCACCATAAGTCATTGGACGGTCATCAATTGGGGCGCGGCCTTCGCGGGACCTACGTTCCGCTTTGACCTTATTCGCTTCCTTCATGTGGATGCGGTGTTCTTTATTGTTCTTACGAACAGCCTTTGCGTATGCAGCAGCATTACTGTTAACACGGGAAGGCTTGGTGCGAATATCTTCTAAAAGATATTGACTAACAATTTCGTCTGCAATAAGCATAAACTTTTCTGTTATGTCAACAAAAACACGTTCTGGACGGTTGGCACCTATTTGATGACGGAAGCCGTAGTTTTCTTTCTCAGAATAAGAATCACTGGCACGTTTGTTACGTGGGTCAATAATTATGCGAAGGCTGTTTTCTGCAAATGTTTCAATGCGTGGGCTAGTAGCCGCTTCAAAAAGGTAACCACGGTTAATAAGTGGTTGGTCATTTGGATTGTCACGTTTTGCAAGTGTTTTGTCAGCAAGACTTCCCCAATTTTCGTGAACACCAAAAGTTGTTGAAATTCCTCCGCCTTTAAAAACTTCTTCTTCCATTAAACCAAATTCAGCGGTAATCGCATTCATGGCTGGTGCAAAATTTTTACCACGTTCAATCATTGTTTCAATTGTTACGCGAACATCGTATAATCCGGTTACTTCAAATCCACCTAAATTAGCCATTGTTAGCCGCGTACCCAAGGGGCAATAAGGTTATCAATCTGCTGGTCAATTTGGTCAAGATTCATTTCACGACGGGTCTGCGGTTCAAATTCAAGAATGATGAATTTTGCTGCCTGGAAAAGGCAGGCACGACGAAGCGAAGCGGGAACACCATGGGTATAACCGCCGTCATAAATAACTTCAATACGACTTCCTTCAGGGGCAAAAGTACCAAGACGAATCCAGACGTGACCGTCTGTTACATCAGGGCCTTTGATTCCGCCGTGCAAAAAGTCGATAGGCTGAACGTCACCGTAGGTACGCAGAATCTGCATAGACCTGATTGTGTACGTCCATAGTTCCGGATAAACCGGTGCGAATTGGTCAAGCCAGAAGTGTCGAACTAGGGTCGATGCACCTAACGCTACGGCTTGAGAAAGGCCAAGTGAACCATAAATGTCCATAGGCATGTCTGCGTTATTCCCATATTCAGATGGGTCAATACCGAATAGTCTGTCTTGATAGATGTGGCCCGAAAACGGTGCCAAGCGACGACCAGTGCGGTCTTCCAAGTGGGAAGTCGCCTCAACCAAAATGTCAGCAATGACAGTAGGTTCAAGGTCGACGACCAACTCAGGATAGCGCCTTTGAAGGTCTGCTACGCTGGCAAGCGAAACGGGGTCGTTATATTGTGACCCGTTATTTGCCATAGTAACTACTCCTTGGTTGTGCGCTTAGATTTTGATGCAGCCTTTGGGGCCGCTGGTGTTTCTTCTGCTGGGATGTGAAGAACTTTTTCAACTTCTTCTTCAACCTTTGCAACGACTGTTTCAACAGCCTTTACAACTTTTTCAGCCTTTTTTACATCCTTTTGAACTACATAGTAAAGTTCACCAGGAATAGAAAGAAGTGCGTGGGCCAAGCGTGGTGGGACTTCAATAGCCCCGGCGTCACCTGTTTTAATCCAAGTGTAACCTTCTGTACCGCCTGGTTCATTTGCTGCTAGTAATACCATGGTAAAACCTTTCTAAAGTAAATCCAGCGCGGCGGGCGGGGGAGGAACGAGGGAACCCGCCCGCCACACTGAAATGTTTCTACCTAATTAGTCAACGATGAAGTTAGGGCTGTAAGACGTGTTGGTAGGTTGTACACCATTACCAGCCTTAGAGTCCAAAGCACTTGCAACGTTAGCAAGACGACCAATGTACTTAGGCGCACGAACAGCAAGCGTGGTGTCCGCAACGAATGCGAATGGCAGGCTGTCAGGCGATGCAGTAGTTGGGTACACGTTGATTGCCTGCATTTCACGTACGAATGGACGTACGATGTAGTTAGGGTCACGTGACATTAGGAAGATGCTCTGCTCACCGGCCGAAGTCAGTGGGTGCAGGTTAGCGTTTCCGTAGACGTAAGTTGCTGGAACTGAACCTTGAAGGTGTGAACCGTTCTTGGCAGTAAGCGTAGTTCCGTTGTCAACAATTGTGGTAGTTGCGTAAGCAGCACCAGTGTTGTCAAGGAAGTTTGCGTCTACAATACCGAGCAGGGTGAAGTCCGTGTTAGCAGGGCTGCTAACCGAAGCGCGGTATACCTTGTAGTGAGTTGGCTGTGCGCCTTCTGGTCCAACAGGTGTGCTGAACGAAAGTGTGCAAGCGCTTGTTGAAGGTGAAAGCGTTGCTGTCTTTGCAGCCTGGATTTCTCCGTAGCGAGCAATTACAGGTGCAACTGCGTAGGTGTAAGAACCTGTAAGGGTTCCTGTTCCTGTTGCAGCACCGGTTACAGTTGACATTGCGTTTGTGCGAGGTGACAAGAACGAAGTCTTGACGATTGGTACACCACGGTAAGTAGGTACAATCAAACCTGCTGCAATTTCAGTCTGGTCGATGAAGCGCTGTTGGTTAACAAGCAACTGTGCAAGACGGCTGTTTGCGTTAGGTGACATGAGGAACATCCACTCGCTGTTCTCGACAGGCTCAGCGACGTTGCTTTCAACAAGGTCAATGAGGAGGTCAAGTCCACCAAGAGTAAGGCTGTTTCCACCGAAGTCAATTGCGTTCTGGTCTACACCATCAACCCATGGGTTGAATGCTGGAGCGCCCCATGAAGAAGCACCACCGTAGTTGTCAATTGTTCCGTTGCCGATACCCTGTGAAGGGCCACCAGTAGATGCTGATGAGAATGACGAGCAAATTACGTCAAGTCCATCGAATTGTGGGTAAGGTCCCGCAACTGTAGGTGCACCAGCACCCCAGATGAGGGAATTCTCAATGTCCCAGTAAAGGCCACGTGCAGCACCCTCGATTTCGCGAGCACGAAGGTCGCCAATCAAGTCTGCAGTTACAGCCTGTGAGTAACCAGTTACAGCACCGACGCTTTGCAGCAAGCGAATTTGGAAATTCTCTTGTGCGTAGTTAGATGTTGATACTGGACGTGCACCGCCATCAGTGACGAATCCGCCCTGAGGAAGCGTTGTACGCTTGTTGAAGTAGTAAACTGTTGAGCCCCACTTGACTGTAGGTAGAGCACGAACAAGCGGCGCGTAGCGGCGCTGGTATTCGAGCAATACTGGGTCAATCTGCTTCTGAACTAGTGCAGCAGCACCAGCAGCAGTTAAGGCCTCTTCCAAATCGTTAGCCATTGCTAATTCTCCTTATATGTATTGGATAGGGGTTTATTTTTAATTGCTTAGAAGCCGCGGTCGGCTTGAGCAAACTTGTTTGCGAAGAATGGAGTAGAACCCCATACTTCATTCTGAACCTTACGGAATGCAGCAGAATTCATTTCTGCAAGCATGTGTGGGTCCAGTTCCTCCGACTCTGACAAGTCAGAGGCGTCGTTTCCGGTAGAAGCGTTGATGAGGCCCTTACGGAAGGTGTTTCCACCACGGTAAGACTCAACAGCGTTCTTCTTAGCATTAGCAACTGCTTCGGTAGCAGCCTTAGTGGCGGCCTCCGCAATCATTGCTGCAACTTGGTCGGCTGTAAACATATTTTCAGACACGGTGTTCTCCTGTGCTTCTATAGTTGATTCTTCAGCAGCAACTTCTTCAGCGGCAACCTCGTCTTCAGCAGCAGGTGCTTCATCAGCAACTACTTCTTCTTCTTCGGCTACAACTTCAGCAGCAGGTGCTTCAGGTGTTGATTCAATTGGCTTAATTGCAGCAGCAATAACTGCGGCAAGGGCCGAAAGGTCTGCATCGCTCAGCGTACGGACGGCAGCGGTTTCAAGCGTTGCTTCCTCAGCAGGAGTCTCTACAGGTGTGTTTTCATCGGACACTTCTGTCTCCATTTCTTCAGTTGGGGCGTTGTCGCTTGACTCTGCCTGTGGTACGGGGTCCCCACAAGTGGGGCAATACATGGCGTCCTGTGGCGTAGATGTGCCACAGTTGCCACAGCCGAGCGCATTTGCCGTCATTGATTCTGGCAATAGCGCTCCACACATGTGACAATGGATTGCGTCTTCCATAGCAGCAGCGCCGCATTCAGAGCATTCCATGTTGTTGTCGTTTGTCATTTCTTCATCCTCTGGTCCCATGCCACCAGCATCGCCGGTTGCATCTACCTGTGACCAGTCAGGCTTAGATAGGTAAATGTCGCCATCGTCATCTGGGTCAATTGCGTGCATAGCAGCAATGGCACCAAAAGCAATACGGTTGGCAACAATCCTTAGTTTGTGAGGGTCATTTGTTTGACCACTGATATTAATTGTATCATAGTCGTTAACAAGTGAAATAGAAGCATAGGCTTCTAGAATTTCTTGGAAATCGTTAGCAAGTTGTTCTTGTTCGCTAACAATGTTTACACCATACTTCTTTGCCGCAGACTTAATGCGTGATTTAATACGCGCTAGTTGGGCAGCAGTGTAAAGTTTGGCGTTCTTGTCTTGGTTAATGTATGACCAAGCAGCACGAACGTGACCGGCACCATTGATAGGATAACGCTTTTGCTTGTCCTTCTGGTATCCAGGGTCAGCGTAGGCAACATCGCCATAAGGCTTAGATGCGTCCTTTTCAAAAATCTTGTTTACGGCTTCTTCAACCGCTTCTTCCACTGCATCGCGAATTACTTCAGCGGCTTCGTGGGCAACTAATTCTTCGTCACGGGAAATAACTTCTACAGTTTCAACCGATTCAAAAATTGCTAGTTTGTTGTGTGATTCCGCAAGGGAAGCGTATTGGATTTCTGCACCTTCAACGCCAGGGCTGTTGGTGAAGTCAATGCCGTGAATAGCAAGGTCGTCAGCAGTAGTTGCTTCTTGACCGTCAGTGTGTACAACCGTTTCTGGATTGCCACGCCATTCACCACGAATAGAAACGCCCTTAATGAACTTTCCTGCAGCAAGGTTTGCAACGTCACGGCCATGGGCTGTGTTTGCAATTTCTGCTTCAAACATGGCAGAACCGTCAGCAAGAAGTTTTACGTTAGTAATGCGACCAACAGTTGAAGTTGCGTCGTCTTGAAAGGCCGCTGCGTGGCTAGTAGCCATGTTTAATGGCATTCCATTACCAGATTCAATCTGGCTTTGCATACGCTCTACAGCCTTTGCGATGTTCCCGCGGGTGTAAAGACGACGGTTTTTTGAAAGACCGGGCTTTAGAAAAATACCACGAATAGTGGCTGCCTTAGTTGAGGCCATGTTTGTCTCCTGGGATTCTTTGGCATCTAGTTTTTTAATAATTCCATTGACCCAAGAACGACCAGCATCCCCACCCCAGCCAAGCCAAGCAATGTAGCCAGCGGAAGGGTTTGAAGCGTTTGCCCAGTCTTTGCCCTTTTTGTCAACTTCGTGACGTGCAAAGTATGAGTGCATTCTTTTGATGGTGTCAGCGGAAATATTCTTACCATTAGAAAGGTCGCGTGCACGCGCAACACCTACCGCGGTCATGCCGCGATTGTGCTTTTTGCGCAGTTCTAATGAACGCGCAGCATTGCTTCGAACTTGTGCTGGTGGTGAAAAACTGTCTGTCATAATCTAATTTTCATCTTGGTGTAAAACGTTTTCCACGAAACTTCCAACGACTTACCTGCTTTAGGCGGTGTTGACGTTTGTATAAACGCTTTCTAAATCCGTGGTGCCTTGTTCGGCCCCATTGGGTTCTGCCGTATGCACGACTTGAACCTACTTCTTTTACAAACTTTTTTGGAATACCACTAATGCTTGGTTTTTTAAAACGCGCACGTGTTTGATAGCGCATGAAACGAATACCCATTGCGTGGGCTTTCATTGTCGTTATTTCACGCATATTGAATGCACGCGCTGCTGCGCCGGTTTCGCGCATTTTAATGGTGGTTTTTCTTAGGCCGTGATATGGGACTGACTTAGTGTGTCGCATCTGACCACGGGCCGCGCGGGCGGCTTTAAGGTTTGCACGTTCCGCAGCCAACTGTGCAGCAGTCTGCGAACCAGATGGATACTTTTTGTGCATTGCATAGGATGCAGCACGACCTAAATAGTTACCCATTAGCCTACTTCTTTAGATACCAATGCTGCGGCCTTGGCGGCAGTCATTCCCTTGTATCGGGTGAAGTTAAAAATTGGCTTTGTTTGGTCAACCTGTGGGAAAGAATCAACGTTAGTGATTCCACCTTCAGTAGAAACATTTGGTTCTTCGTTATTCATCTTCTTGAACCGTTTCGATTGTTTTGTTAGCCTTACCAGTGTTTCGTGGCTTCTTAAGAAGTTTGTTTGGTTCCTTAGCAGCGACTGCGGCCTTTCCACCACTAACGTTGCTTGTTGGTGCCGTTGTAGGACCTTGCATAGCGTTTTGTGGCGTTCCCTGAACCTTGGCAATATTAAGGTTTGCCGTAGAAAGTTCTTTAAGGTCTGACCATAGAACCATGTTCTGACGGTCAACAAGAATTGGGTCATCGCCACCTTCAATTGGTGGTTCGCCAATGTCTGCGCGGGCGCGGTTAATAGTCCATGAACCATTGCGGATACGCTGGTCACGAATTTGTTCAATAACTTCGTCGTCACGCCAGTCAACAACACCGAACTTCAATGTCCAGTCTTTGATGCCATGTGCTTGGTATAGAAGTGCGAATGAAAACTTTTCAAGAACAAGTTCCTGAATTGGACCTACGGTGTTAACACGGAAGGTCTTGTCTTGTGATGTTCCCGTACCACCACCGATGTTTCCTGATTCAACAACACCGACTTTTGATGGTGGAACACCATAGCCAGAAAGAATTTCGTCACGACGTTGCTGAAGTGTGCTTAACCAGTTATTAATTTGGTTAACACCCATTTCATTAACGATTGCGCCACCCTTGGTTTCAAAAAGGTTACCGATGTTACGGGCACCAAGGTTTCGGGTTGCGTACTGCTGTTGTAGGCGCTTCATTTCTGATTCAGGAAGGGCAAGTGGCCAGTCGACGTGGGCGCGCATTGGGTCACCACGCTTCATCGTTTCCTTAATCAAAGCAGCCGTAAAAAGCCAAGAAGTAATAGGCAGAATGTTCTTCTGCGTTGGGCTTACACCGTAAAGGGTGTCGCCTGGTGAATCAAACTTGACGTGGATAACTTCATTTGGCTTAAATCGTGCAATACGATTAGTAGCAGTCTTTTGAACGTATCCCTTAATAACACCATGCTCGTCGGCAATAACTGTCATTGTTTGTGGGTCAAGTTGGTAAAGGGCAACAGGTTCACCCATTGTCCATACGACTTCAGTAAAAGAATCACCAAAAATAAGAAGGTCAGTAACAATACTGCGCATCAATTGACGAACGTCATCTTTTGGATTTATGTAGTTAAGAAGTTCTTGAATCTTTTTAACTTCTTCTGGTGCTTCTGGCGTTACGTTTTCACCAGTGACACCACCGATGTATGTAACTTCAAGCCCACCAGCGGTGGCTGTACGGGCAATTGTGTCAACAGAAGCAGATGCCCATGTGCAAGCAAGGTAAGCCTGCATAAGTTGCTGCATGAAAGTAGGGCGGTCAAGTGTTCCCGCAGTTACGCTTTCACCAGGGTTTTGTTCAGAAGTTCCACCAAGTGGAACGCCGGTTGCATAACCAGCGCGCTTTGGTCCGCTTTTAGGACGGGCTTCTTCAATTTGTAAATCGAAGGAAGCACCCGCTTCTTCGAGTCCCCTTCTAAAAGATGTAATAGGCATTACAGATTTCTTTCTTTAGTTGAAGGGAAGCGAAAAGTCACCAACAAACATGTTTCCAAAATTGGGTGATTGTAGGGGTTGTGATTCATCTTCCATAACAGCAACCATTGTATCAGGTAGCCCAGTATTAAAGACAGGATTACTTTCATAAATAATTGGTCGTGCGTAGTTACCGGCGTACATGCAGACATACCGAAGGGCGTCAGCAATGTGGTCGGGAACATTCCTTGTTTCAGCATCATCAGGCTTTGTGGCGCTTCTTGGAAGTGAAGGAATTTGTTCTACAAACTGTGGACAACTTTCTTCAAAGACATGAAGCATTGGGCATTTTTCCCAACCCATGTTGCGGTGCAAATCACATGCAGGCGCATCGTTTAGGTATTGGTGAACGCGCGACCAACCGTTAATACGGTCATTGTCGGCCTTCATAATGCCGCAGCCTTCTATTCCATAAATGTCTGCAATAGACATTGGTGTACCGCGTGACCCCCACATAGAAGGGTCTGCAACGCGAATGACTTCATATTCACCGTGCGAATGTTCTGTTTCAAGAATTATCTTTGCCTGGTCGTCAGCATTTACGCCAGTTACACAGATTTCACGGTAAACCCAAATTCTTCCATCATTGTCAGTGGCAATCCAAACGACCGCAAATGGGTCCCTGAATCCATAGTCAATTCCGGCGTACTTTGGCCATTCTGGTGGAATGGGGAATTGTTTGACAACATGCTTAGAATATTGCCATTGTTCAAAGAACTGCCCGACCATTGCATCCCAGTCGCCGTCACGCATTGCGGCTCGACGCTGTGGGTCGGGAATTGAATTAAGAACCGCATCATACCCTTCGTTAACGTGGGGGTTATCGGTTGCTTTTGCAGGGATATAACAGACTTCACGGCTGTAACTGCTGCCTTCTGTTACTTCCTTGTGACGCTTTTTACCACGCTGTGTGGGGTTAATAAAGCGGTCTTTAAGATATTTGTGGCCAACGCCACCTGGGTTAGAAGCAAGACGCAAACCGATAACGGGTACCAATTTGCTACCAGAACGAAGACGTTCTTCAATGTGCTGAATAACCTGGGGAAGCATAAGTGATGCTTCGTCAATGTAGAAAGCCTGGTATTCACCACCCAAGATACGGGATGCGTCAACTAGGTTTTCAGCGTAAGTAAAGTTAATTACAGAACCATTTGCAAACTTCAACACCTTGTTGGTGGAATTCCATTTTGCACCAAGGTCTTTGGCATAGCCCCATTTTGCTAACTGGGCTAGAAATGATTCTTCAAGTTCTGGGTAAGAACGACGAAAACAACCGATTTTAATTCCTGGGAAATTGGCGGCATTCCAAAGGGCGTCCATAAGGAACGCAGCAGTTTTTCCACCACCAGCGGCACCACCATAAAGAATGGCATCAATTCGTTCTGCTGAAGCGGTGTGAAATACTTTCTGGCGTTCGTGTGGTTCATAACCAAGAATGCCAAAAACGTCGACCGTTTCCGGTACAACTGAATTTGAAATGAACTTACCAAAGTTGGACATTACTTAACCCAGAAGTAAATTGACCAGGCAATCCCCATGATAGTAGCGGTCAAAAAGGTAAAACCAATAGCAGTAAATAGGAATGAAACTGCTTCGGTGTATTTGATTTTTGATGCGCCATCAGCGAGTATAAGGGCGTTGTTCGTTTCAATCCAGGCAACAGTCTTTTCGTACCGTTCATTTCCTAGGATTTCACGTGCCTCAATTTCACTTGCACCAACAAGGCCGTGTAGGCCATTGTTGATAAGTTCTGTAAATTCGCCTTCAAATTCTTCGTTGGCCATTTTTTTCCTTAGAAACGAAATTCTTCGTTAGAATCGTTGGACATTAAACGGCGAATAAATTCGTCGTGGGCTTCCCATTGTAAATCGGGGGGCAGTTTCTTCATTATAGAAACCTGCCATTTTTCAAAGCCCAGTAAGTAAAGTTCTTCTTCACTTGGGGCACAATTGCACACCTTATCAGGGGTACAATGATGGCGACTATTAACCATAAGATTACAGCACTTTTCATGTTTGTCAAGTATTTCGCTTTGGGTGCCTTGCAGGTGGTTGGTCCGTTACAAGGGGAATCCCGTCAGAAGCCGTTAATTGTCGCTTATATGCCTTCCATTTGAAACGGTCAGGTGCGCCTTCGTCTACCCATTCAGAGTAGCAGGGAATGCACATTGCTGTTTTTACCGCTGGAAGAACCACGCAGATTTCGCATGGTTCGCTTGTTACACGACTGCGTTTTGCTTCAACGCCTTCTTTTAGAAAGTTAATACTTTGGTGGATTTGCCGAAGGTTTTCTTCGGATTTGATAATTAAGCGTTCTATATTTTTGACCTGTTCACGAACTGGGTCACGCGGTTGTCTGCCTTCAACTTTGGCAATAACAGCACGCTCTACGGATGAAGATTCAGGTTTTCCGCTTGTGCGGGCAATGGCTAGGTTTGAACCAGAACCAGAACTGTTTGAAGAATCGATGGATACAGAATCCCTACGAACTAATTCTTCTAAATCTTCAAGTCGCAACTTTGCAGCAAATTTGTTGATATTTTCAAGACTTTCGACCATTCGCTTCAAACGCTGTTGAGAACGACGGTTTAGTTTCCTTGCCACAAAAAGACTCCGTTAAATATAAAAGGACGCCGCCTGGCGCCCACTTAACTACTATCGTATGTAAAAAAACTTAGTCTGTCAAGGATTTATTATACGCTTTTAGCAAAACTACAAACTGTTCAAGTTCCATCGTAACGTAAGACTTGTTTGTGCCAGTACGGGCACGCTTGTGTATTACTGCCCAAAGTTTGTTGGCTTTTTTTCCGGAAACTTCGGCTTGTTTGCACCATTCTGATAAGGCCATTGCTTTGTGGTTTTTCGCTTCAAGGACCATCGGCGTGTTTCGAATGTCACCAAGTGCCATATCGCTACTGCCCCAACGCTCAGCGTCAGGAAAACCACTTTCATTAAGGAAGCGTACGATTGCAGTTTCGAAACTGGTTCCTTTTGCACGTGCCTTACTCACCTTCTGTAATCATCCTGTCAATCTTACCGGCATTGGTGTCAAGGTAACCTGACAAAGTTTCGCTAGACCAGTAAAATCCACAGACAAAACACTTCTTGTGAAGATGTTCGTCAGTTCGTCCGCATAGGCACTTTTGGCCTTCGTTAAGTTTTACATAGGTTGTTGAAATGGTGGCACGGATTGTTCTGCGTGATTCCACCCATTTCTTAGACTTTTCATCGAACACTTGTTCGCTTGTAACAGCAATGCTGTCATCTTCGCAAACCGTTCCGCATTTAAGGCATTCGGTTTTTACCGGATTTTCCTTCTTGTAGAACATAGAAGCGGTTACCTTTGGCACGTCCATTATTTAAGTTCCTGTACAAATTGTTTAATTCCATACCAAATAACGTACCAAGGCCAAAGAAGGGCATCGCCAACCATACGGCTAATGTAATCCTCAACCTTTAGTTCAATTTCCTGGTCCTGCCAGTCTTTGCGTGCCCGCATGACAATTTGAAAATAGCGGACAAAAAGTGCAATAGCAACCAAGACATACACGATAAGCGCTATTAGTGCCATTATTTTCCTTCGTTGTAAAGATGCCTTAATTCTTCTTGATAAGCGTGGATTGTTGACCAGGCTAGTCCAAGCCTGTCGCACATCCACTCAACATCATACGTGATTTGGTTGAGCAAGTCAACCATAATGGGATTAATTCCTTCAAGGCCGTAAAGAATGTCAATGCGGTCTAAAATAGCATTTACACGGTCAAGTTCAGCGCTATTCGCCATCATGCACCCAATTCGTATAAGCGGGTCGGTAGATGGGAAGTTGGCAGATATTGCAGAAATTGCGCGTGGCGTCTTCATGCAGCATTGGTGTGGGTTCGTGCTGTGTCGCTTCAACTTCTGTAAAATATTTCATACCAAAAGGCTATACGGCACTTTTAAAAAAGCAAGGATTAAAACTTGACGGCGCCGCGTTTTGGGTGTATGTTGTCGTGTGCCCAGATGGGAATTTGCGCACACCCTAAAACAAAGGATAAAAATGTCAAATACATCATCAATCGTATCCATTGCGGTTGCCTGGGCCGGTACTGCTGGCGGTGGGGTAGCAATGCTAAGGAAGTACGCAACCAAGGCAGAAAACTACATTTCATACGTAGAAGCAGAAATTAACAGCATTCTTACAAAATTGGAAGTACTGGACAAAAAGTTGGGACAACTTGCGCAACCTGCACCCGCACCCGCATCTGCACCTGCGCAATCAAAAACTACCCGGGCGCCCAAGAAGTCAGAAAAAAATCCTGAACCAAAGAAGCGTTTGCGTTAATTCGCATTGGTCAGTAGCACAATGGCAGTGCACCTCACTGTTAATGAGGTGGTTGTAGGTTCGAGTCCTACCTGACCAGCAATTTGGCAGATGGTGTAATGGCAACACTAGGGACTTTGAATCCCTCGTTCTAGGTTCGAGTCCTAGTCTGCCAGCCAATAAATGAAAGGAAATTATGTCTAAAAGAAAACTTCTTGAGTGGGAAAGTCTTCACGGATTTGACAATGAAGTAGTTTCAGCACGAACTGCAATACCTGAATGGTATAAGCAAATTCCAAGGGATGTTGTAATTCCTGGTGATACAAACACAATGTCGGCAAAACACTGTCTTCCATTTTTGGAATCAATGACAACCGGTTATTATGTTACGCTTAACACTGACATTTACGTCGACCGTTCACAGGGTTTTCCAATATTTCGTTATGCCATTGAAGGGGATGGGGTAAGCGCAAGGCATCAAATTCAAACAGACCCCATGCCGGTTCCGCATGGTTACGAACCCTACTATTGGACATGGACTACGCGCGCCTGCGTACGTCTTCCTGAAGGGTACAGCGCATTGTACATACACCCAATGAATCGCTTTGAATTGCCATTTATTACGCTTTCTGGCGTTATGGAAAATGACTTCCCACTGATGGGCGGAAATATTCCCTTCTTCCTAAAAGAAGGTTTTGAAGGTCTTATTCCAGAAGGAACACCAGTTCTACAAATTATACCTTTTTTGCGTGAAGATTGGGAAAGCAAGAAAGTCAAGGGGTTAGCACATGAAGGACGCGAACTTGAAACCAAAAGCGCCCATGACTGGTACCGTAAAACAAAGTGGCAACGCAAATCTTACAAATAAAGAAAGAAATTATGAAAAAAGTTACCTTAGACCCCAACGTTGAATTTGAAGCAGTTCTTATAGAACTAAAGGAAATGCACGACCGCAAATCCAAGGATTATGGAAGCCCAGAAGATAGTTGGGCAAATGTTCTTGCTAGTGCGGAATTCGGAACGCCTGGATGGGTAGGCGCCTTGATTCGCATGAATGACAAACTTCACCGAATTAAAAACCACATTCGTTACGGAACGCCAATGACGAATGAATCTGTTGAAGACAGTCTTATTGACATGCCTGTGTACAACATTGGCGCTATTATTTGCTACCGTCGCGATACATATGGGCCAAACTGGTACAAGCAATGACCGAACTTGCTGAAGGTGTACACCTTTTAAAGGATGCAATCCCTGAAAAAGATTGTGATTACTTTTCGGCAAAACTTATAAGGCTTCGCGAAGAATTTAAACTTAAGGCATTCTTTGACGAACCACAAATCCTTATTATTGAAGAACCCGAAGAAGAAGATAAGCGTTTTATTGAAAAGTGCTACGAAATCTTCTGTTCCCAGGTAAAGGAAAAATACAACGACGGCCCATACCCGCGCATGGATGGTGACCTAAGTATTTGGCGCCCAGGATTATCAGGAACTGCGCACGTGGATAACGCTGACCCAAAAATTAAGGGACATGGCGCAAAGTATTCGGGAATCTTTTACCTTAACGATAACTTTGAAGGCGGGGAAATTGAATTCCCGAACTTAAACATTTCGTACAAACCAGTAAAGGGCAGTTTCATTTGGTTTACCGATGACCCTGTAAACCCTGACAATCATTGGTCACACAACTGGGACCAGTACAAACACCTTCATCGTGTTAAAAAGGTTTTAGGAAATTACCGTTGCACCCTTCCAATGTGGTTGGGGTAGTGACATGGTAAAACGTGTAGACAAATTACAACAGGCACTTCTTTGGGCGGAAATAATGTCATCAGGCAAAACGCCTTGGTACCGACCCTGGCACCGTGGTTATGTTCAGGCTTTAAAAGATATTCAGTATTTCTTGCGTGACGATTGTTCTGTTGTTATAATGCCAATTGAAGAATACAAAGCCATTGAAGGCGATATTAAAAGTCTTTTAGAAGAAATGGAAAACAATGAACGCAACGCCGACTGAAGACCGTGTAATCCTTAAACTGGACCACAGCGACAAAACAACCGATTCCGGTTTTATTATCCCAGCATCTTCGCAGCCTGTACCGAATCAGGGTGAAGTAATGGCTGTGGGTCCTGGTAAAACCAATAGGTTTGGCGTCCTAATTCCTATGGACATTAAAGTTGGCGACATGGTTGTTTTCAGCAAAGAAAAAGCCTACGGAATCGAAATTGACAACGAACCTTACGTTACCGTCACCAGTGATGGCATCCTTGCGGTTATCGACAATGATTAAGAACGCACCGCGCAGGGTTCCGCGCAAGATGAAAAAAAAGTACTACAGCAAGGTTTCACTTGATTTTTCAACAGAAGAATGGTCACGTGTACGTTCTTTTGCAAAAGCAGAAGGCATGCGACCAACACAATATATTAACCAGGCACTTTACAATGCCGCTGGGGATTGGAACAACAATGAATCAATTTGAAGTTGGTGACGAAGTAGTATTAAGTACAAGTATTGGTCGTGTTGTTGGTTTTAACAGTCGCGACTGGCCTATTGTTGAATGGCCAAGTATTGATGAAGTTCTTGTAGAAAATCCTTCCGATATTGAACTTTTAACACCAGCACCACCAAGAAGGCCATTCTGGGATGATGGACGCTAATGCGAAGCGGTATATTTCTTGGTGATGCTTTAAAACTGGATTTAGACAGTAGAAGCATCAATCTAATAGTTACGCACCCGCCGTATTTTGGCTTTTCCGGTGACCGTTATGGTGGTGAACACGACAAACAAATTATTGTTCCCGACCACAAAAAAGTTGTTAAGTCACTTGTCAAAGCGACAAAGGAAATGGAACGCGTTCTTGCTGACGATGGAAACATTCTTATTTGCATTGGCGATGTTGCTGGTGCTGGAACGCCCTACCACTACGTTTCTGAAGTCTTAAAAAAAACTAACCTTGCTTGTCGTGGATTTTTCTACTGGGATTACAGTAGTTCTGAAATGTTTATTGAATTCAGAAATCCTGATACACCCGTCTATGAAAACATAAACCCTTATCACAACTTTTGGATTCACCTTTCAAAGAAAAACTTTAACCACTATTTTGACGAAAGGGTTCTTAAGCAGAACTGGGGTACTGAATTTGTATCAAATGAAGGTCAAGAATTGGACAAAGAACTTGCCAAAGGCGATGTAGCATTTGGTTCAATTGGTGACACCTATCCCATTGGTTGGGCGCACAAGTTTATAAATCTTTTCAGCCGTCCAGGTGATTTTGTTCTTGACCCGTTTGGCGGTACTGGTTTAACTGCCCAGGCAGCAATTGAAAACAAACGGTCTTATATTTGCGTTGACATTTCTACGCAGCAAACAGAAGTAGCAAAGCGAAGAATAGAACTTTATTATTCCGACCCCCAAAAGTATGGTACATTAAAATAATGAATATAATAATCAACTGGGTTGCACACATTTCTTTAGTTGGCGCCATAGCATTTTTCTTATTTGTACTTGCCGGTATTTGTGGGGCGTGGAAGTAATGACCCCCGAAGAACGTCAAGAAATACGAGAAAGGCATTTTCTTTGGAAAGAAAGAGAGTGCAATTATGACGGCGAGTCCTACCCCTGCGACGTAATCAAAGTACTTGACTCTTACGACAAACAAGACGCTGACATTCTTGAAATTATTCACACTTATGACG